GTATGTATTCCTTTGGCTTGTGGTTCAATATCACTTGCCCACATACAAGTACCTTTGTTCTCTAAATGTTCTATTAACGCACCATTACCAGCACAAGGTTCTGCAAATGTAAATCCTTCTGGTAAATGTGGTAATAGAGGTTTCACTGCTTCCATCGGCGTAGGATAGAAGTCTCTAGGTTTCCGTTCAAAGTCCGAGCGCTTGCCCATTTATTACCAACCCATCATCATTTTTACTTCTTCTGAAACAGACTCCATAGTAAATGGTGGGTCAAATGTTGTTATGACCTCAACATGTTCTACTCCCGGCGCATAACCAGCTTGTCTTATATTCTCTGTAATCTCATCTGCAAAACCACACCAAGCACTTGTGAGCGTGTGAGTGATGGTGACCCATGCATTTTTCTTATCAACCTTTATGTTATATATTAAACCAAGGTCAAATACATTAATACTGATTTCTGGATCATGTACTTGTTTTAAATTTTCAACAATTTGATTGTAATCTATTTCCATTTCATAATCACTCCGATATATGACTGAAGTTTTTAATCTTCTCGAATCGTATTGTGTCTCTAAACTTGTCTGCGAGGGCATCCTGTTTGTGACTGATTACAAATACATTCTCATCACCCAGTGTATTGAGAATCTTTAGGAACTCATCTGTGCCAGTTCCATCCAATGAACTATCAAAGATTTCATCTAGAATGAGCAGATTGGTATTGGTGCTGTTCTTCATCTTTGCAACTGCTCTCCAAGTGAATAGCAGTGCAAGGTCAATACGCATCTTCTCACCTTCACTAAATGAGTCGTATGTAAATTCATCACGATATCGTGACTTGATGTTCTCCTCAAAATTCTCATTCAGTGTGAAATTAATATAGAACTCCATAGATGTAAGGTAGGTGTTAATCAACTTATTCATAATAGGAAGATACTGCTTGATGATTTTTGTTTTGATGCCAGTATCTTGAAGCATATTTCTGGATGCTTCGGCATAAGTTTTATCTTCTCGCAACTTAGATTTCAAATCATCAAGAGTTATAATCTCTTCTTTCAGTTTTTTCAAATCAGTGTGATCTGTATTCTCAACATGTCCATTTTCTAAATGGTCTACCTCTGATTGCAATGTTGCATTGAATTTTTGTAACTGAGACATAGAACTATTCTCTTTTGCAATCTCAACATTGTTTGATTGTATATCCTGATTGACTTCATTGATTATAGCAATATTTGCTTTAGTTGCATTCAATTCATCTTTAAGGTCATTCATTCCTTTAGACAACTTATCGGCTTCAGTTTTCTTTTTATCAACTATATCAGACTTGAAAATCTCATCAATGTGTTGTTGACAAGTAGGGCAATCCTCATTAGATTCAAAGAATCCAACAAGTCTACTGTGTGCCCTATGTTTTTCTTTCAGTTGGGATTGAATGTCCTTTAACTTAGTGAACTTCTCTTCAACCTTTGAGGAATCAGATATCTTCTCATGCATAACCGCAATATCATCTTGAAGGTCAGCAATCCTTCTTTTCTTTTTAAAAACTTCTTCTTCATTACCAGAAATTAAAGTTGTTTTTTCAACCAAAAGTTTTCTTTTGTTTTCCTGTAAGTCCTCAATATATTTTTCTTTCAGAGAAATCTTTTCTGAAGTTAGTTCAGCCTTGTAACGAATGTCCTTCATACTATCATCAATTGTTTTTAGTTTCTGCTTGAGTATCATATTCATCAAAGAAAAGATTTGAATATCCAAAATCTCCTCAACAACATCTCTACGATGCCGTGCCTTCAATTGCATGAAAGGAACGAATGTAGATGAACCAAGAATAACAACCTGTGTAAAACTACGATAGTTCAATTTTAGAATCTGTTGTTCTAGATACTTCTGGTAATCTCTGGAATTTGCATCCTGATTATACATCTTATCATTGATGTAAATCTCAAACACATTTGGTTTGATGCCACGAATAACCTTTACTTTTTTACCACCAACTCTAAACTCCACCTCAACAATACATCCACTAGCATTAACAGTATTGAGAAGTTGTGGTTTGTTGATGTTACGAAAAGGTTTGCCGAACAACCCAAAGCATAGTGCGTCAAGCACAGTAGATTTCCCTGCGCCGTTCTCACCAATAATCAGTGTAGTTGATTGTTTGTTTAGTTGTATTTCGGTAAAATTATTTCCAGTTGATAAAAAGTTCTTCCACCTAACGCATTCAAAAGTGATCAAATTTCTAAATCCTGTGCTTCAGTATATAAAGTTCTCATTGTATTCTTCAGTCTATCTTTACTTAGGTCTACGGGCAACTCGTCAATATATTTTTCCAGCAATGTCATCGTATCTTCTGAGTTCTCAACAATATCATCAGATACATTACTTGCATCCATCTCTGAAAAGTCTTCAACGATCTTAACATCATGACAGTCTGCGGCCAAGAGCTTATCTACAAATCTATCGAATTGGAACAAATCTTTCTTATTGACTACCACCAGTTTCACATACTTATTCTTGTAGGCCGACATATCATGATTGTCATCGAATGCTGACACTGTATCATCATAGTAAATCTTGGAAAAGATATTGTATGGATTTACAATGCGTTCAAGTTCTCTTGTCTCTGTATCAAATATATGAAACCCTTTTGGGTCTTCCCAATCATTCCAGTAAATTTCATATGGTGTGCCGAGATAATATACTTGTCCATCATCTGACTTATGATGATAATGTCCACTCATAACTGTATCAAACTTTCTAAATTCTTGTTTGTCCCAGCCATGATCCATATACATACCCTTCTGCATTTCAAAGCCATTCAACTCCAAATGTCCCATGCAAACTTGAGCATCAGATTTTTTCAACAGGTTAGTGGTATGGGACATGTTATCTGCATTAATCCAAGGAACAAACAGAATTTTACATCCATCAAACTCAACTTCAGTAGCTTCCTCGTATACCGTAATATTCTCGTATCTACCGTCTACAAGTTCCTGTAGTGAGTTTACAGCGTTGGTATTCTTATAGAAGGTGTCATGGTTCCCAACTAACATGTGAAAATTAATATTCTCGAATTGATTAATAAAACGCTCACGAAAATCTTTCGCAATACGATAAGAAACATATTTCCTTCTGTCCATAACATCGCCAAGATGAATAACATCGGTTATATCATGTTCTTTTAGGTATGGGAAAAACTGATTTTCGTAAAACTCAAAAAAGTATTCATTGAAATTGATATTATCATTTCGAGCTCCAAAATGGGTATCAGTAATTAGAGCAATTTTCAATCGTCAGTCTCCATGAAAACTTCAAGGCCCTTTACCTTAATATTTTCTTTTTTCTTTGGTTTGTAAACATCTTCGTTGGGAAGAAGATTATCAATCATAGTTTGATCTATAGTATAAGTCGTAGTATCTCCAGCCATTGTAGTAAATGGGTCTTCAATTCTCCTTTTAATAGATTCATTTCTAACATGAACTTGTTTCTTTTCAGCTGAAATTCTTCTCAAAAAGGCATAGTAGATTATTTGAGTAAAATATGCAAAAGGATTTTTAGATTTTTCTGGATCAAAATTGTGTGCATACTGCAAACAGTTCTGAATACCATCAGATATCATTTCATCTCTATAAGAATAATTAATAAAATTTGGACGATAAGATAGGTGAGTAGCAATCTTTAAAAAACACTCACCAATGTAATTTGTTAAAGGTGGAGAACGTTCTCCTTGTTCTTCAAAATCTTTACACTTTTCTTTCCATTCTGACATTGCCTCTAAAAATTTCTTATTGTCAACGTAATGTTCACCTTTCTTTTTAGCCATGTGGACTCCTCAATAATTGTGACTTTTAACTTATACATATAATAACCCATAGAGAGTAATTTGTCAATGTCCCTTTTTATTTTAAAGGCACTTGACAAAGGGTCTATAATATCGTATAGTAACTATGCTGAGTCTTCAACAAACAGTAATAGATATTCAATGAATAGTATGTTTTAAGTCAGGATCAGTAACCTCATCTAAAGCTTCTTCAATACTGATTTCATCTAATTCTTCATCAGTGGGGCCAGTATCACCTTCATCTTCATCTTGACCAAATGAAAATGTATTAATACAATGATTATAATAACTGGTAAGACCAACTGAAGCTTCTGCTGACATAACAACTAATGAAGGATTTACATCAATATATTCTCTTTCACTCATTGGATGTACCCAAGGTGAGAGACTCAAGGAATCATGACCAACAGGTCCACGACCAACAATAGACATTTTTAATGGAAGACTAACACTTAATGGT